CTGGTGTTTTTATACACTTGTCTTTGATTCTGTTGTATTCTTGTGATTCCTTGATTGCTGCATCAAGTACAGGTTGAACATCACCAAATGTCATTTCTCTCAAGTGTGAGAAACAATTGAATCTTTGATGAATCTGTCTAGTCATTCCGTTAGTGCAAACTAACTCATTAAATAAAACCATTACTTTTGGTGATTTTGATTCACCGTAATAATCAGTAACAACCAACCAACTGTCGGTTTTATCTCCGACATCACTGAATTTTGTTTGATCGTTAGTTAGTTTTGATGCCATGTAAAATGTTTTTCCGGCATCAAATGACCCAACAAGATCAAGTGTAATTTCTTTTTGACTTGCATCACAGAATTGTCTGAAATAATCAATGAAAGTAGTTGGCTGAATACATTGGCGTCTCTTTCCGAATACCCCAAGAGCATCCATGTTGTCAGATCTATGCCAGATTTGTATTTCTGGATATTCACGATCATCAATTTTGTGAGGTCTGCGGTCAACATTGAAGTTGCAGCCGATTGAATTAAGAATGTCCTCGTTAGACATAAATCCATGAACCTCTGCTGCGGTTCCTCTAAACAGTTTTTGATCTGTTTTAGTTAGTTTTGAAGTAGGCATTTGTTTGTTTGGTATCAACAAATTAATTATAATACAATTAATGTAGTTTTAAAACCCCCTTTTTAACATGCAGTAACATTAAAGACCTCTGCGTCTGATCTCCGTTCTGCTCATTACATTTTCTTGTTTTTTGGTTTTTGCTCCGTAATTCTTTTTTGGTCCATTGGATTCCAAATATCTTGCTGCTGATTTTATTCTAGCTGTATCAATAGCTCTGGCTCTATGTGGGTCAGGGTCATCACTTTTATCTATTATTTTTTGCCAATCAATTGGTTGATTTGGTAAATTAACTTTGAAATTATGAAATCTTTCTATCTCACGAACAGATAGATTGGGAAATGTACGTTTGTAAGAAGAATAATCCATTACATTTTCCAGTTAAATGGCTGAAAGTTAGTTAAATCAATGCTTGATTGCTCGTATTCTTCTGGTTTTGTAGGCAATTGCCATAAATGTTCTTTTTTACCATAATTGCCCATAACAAATTCCTTTGTTTTTTCGAGTTTGCCACTATCAGATAAGTTGGTCATTGCTCTTCTGATTGAGGTTATTGGACATTTTAAACCAGAAATGGATAGAACCATTGATGGGCTCAATGGCTTTTCGTACTGGTTAAAACATTTCATTATTGTTTGCTCTTGTGTCAGAGCTTGAGCTTGCGATTTGGCAAGCTCATCTGGATTCTCATCAATTGTGTTAAAAAAAGTCATGGTGCAAACTCTGGGTATTGTTCAGTTAGTCTTTTTTCTATTGTTTTATAGTCCATATTCCATTCAACAAGACATTCGTTTTTTTCATTTTTTATTTTATCTTTTTGAGCCTGTTCTTCTGCAATACGTTTTCTGCAATATTTAATTTGATCTCTGTAGTCTTGAACATTTAAATCACACATATGTATTTGTTTGTCAAATTTTTCTAATTTAACAAAATGTTCGTCATCAGCACCTATTGGACTATCAAGTATTCTTCTCAGGTAACTTTCGTCACAATTAAAGTCATCTGACCAATGTTCTGATTCTTCTCCACCAAGATCAAACATCTTGGTGTGGAATTTATCAAGTATTGCGAAGGCTTTTCTAGCCTGATTTAAATAATGACCTCGTTTCATTTGTTACCCCTGTTGTAGTGAAAGTCCTCTTCTAAAAATTTGCTACCATTTTGTTTGATAAGTTGTCTGACAGCATTTTCCGCAGCTTCGATTGTTGGGAAAGTGTGTCTGGTTTCGTAATATGCAGGTTGACCTGCAGGATCATAAACATCAAATCCAACACTGAATATTGAAGTCATGATTGTGTAGCCTCTGTATTTGTCAGACATTTAGTTTTCCTCCTTGTATTCTTGGTTAACTTCCCAAAGCTGTTTAATTGCAGTAGCAACAAGTACACCCTCTCCTTCTCCAAACATTAGAAGTTGGTTTAAAACATCTTTTATTGGATTTGGTGCTGAGTTGTACATTGCTGCATAATCATTAGCAATTGTTTCGACCATGTTCTTCATGTCGATTCTTTCAAGCTCTTGCTCGTAGGCTTCATGATCCTCTTGGGTCATGTAGTCTTTAGTCTGATTTGTTTGATTAGTCATAAGACCTCTGTTTTGTTTTGACATATTAATTATAATACAATTAATATTAATTGTAAACCAATTAAATTTGATGTAACATCACAGTAACAACTTATTTATATGCGACATCTAGTTACTGGCGGTGCAGGCTTTCTTGGGTCACACCTAGTTGACTCATTAATAAAAGACAATCAAGAGGTCATTTGTCTTGATAATTTCCATACTGGTAAAAAAAGAAACGTTGCCCATCTGATTGGTCACAAGAACTTTGAACTGATTAGACATGACGTAATTGAGCCCATACTGCTAGAAGTTGACCGAATTTGGCATTTAGCTTGCCCTGCAAGTCCTGTTCAGTACCAAATAAATCCCATAAAGACCATAAAAACTAGCTTTTTTGGTACATATAATATGCTTGGTTTAGCAAAAAGATCGAGTGCAAGAATACTTTTTACCAGTACTTCGGAGATTTATGGCGACCCACAGATTCATCCACAGCCAGAATATTATCTCGGCAATGTAAATACTATTGGACCTCGTGCCTGTTATGACGAAGGCAAAAGAATATCAGAAACATTGATGACCGATTATAAAAGAGTTAACAATGTTCAGATTCGTATTGCTCGTATATTTAATACTTATGGTCCAAGAATGTTAAAAAATGATGGCAGGGTAGTAAGTAACTTTATTACACAAGCATTAGCCAATAAGCCAATAACTGTTTATGGAACAGGTACGCAAACTAGGTGCTTTTGTTATGTAGATGATATGGTAAATGGACTAAAAAAGCTTATGGATTCTGATTGTTCCAAACCAATAAATTTAGGTAATCCTGTAGAAATTACAGTAAATGAACTGGCAATGCGAATTACAAATAAAATCAATGCTGCTCTGCCTCATGTGAATTTACCATTACCAGAAGATGATCCACAAAGAAGAAACCCAGATATAACATTGGCAAAAGAAACTTTAGATTGGTTGCCAACAGTATCACTTGATGATGGGCTAGAAGAAACAATTAATTATTTCAAGTCATTTAAAAAAATTACTTGGAATAAGGAGGCTGCATATTAATGTCTGTAACTGTTTGGGAAACAATTCATAACGGATTATCTTATGAATTTATGTTGGAAAATGGAATAATGTACCATGTAAAATGGCCTGATGGAAAAATATCAAAAACTCTTTGTACTGGTGGTGGAAATTCAACTGAAATAGCAAAAAAAGCTTCAAAACGTCATCTTATTGCTTGGTTCGAAGATCCAAAAAGTTTTCATGTTGACGATAAATATGTCGATATGAATAATAAGTACATTAAAAAAATGCAAAAACGCAAGGAGGACTTAGGTACTGTGATCTCAACTGAATGTTCTTTATCAGAACTAAAACCATACAAAAACAATTCAAAAATACATCCAGAACAGCAAATTAAAAATATTATTGCTTCAATAAAACAATTTGGTTTTACACAGCCAATTGTTTGTGATGAAGAAAAAACTATTCTTTCAGGCCATGGTAGATACGAAGCTGCAAAACAAATGCAGATTGATGAAGTTCCAATTCGAATTGTAGAAAATTTAACTGATGCACAAAAAAAGGCTTATGTTATTGCTGATAATAAAATTGCTGAGCAGTCTGAATGGGATGAAAACAAAGTTTTAGAGGAACTTGGTAATATATCAAACTTAGATGAACTGCATCAGGATATTGTAAATTTATTAGATTTTAATACATTTTCTTTTTATACAGTAAGACAAATGGCTGTTGCAAATTTAAAGCCACATCCAAAGAACTATAAATCACATCCTGCAGATCAGCTTGAACATTTGAAACAATCAATAACTGATAATGGAATTTATCGAAATGTAATTGTTGCAAAGGATAATACGATACTTGCAGGTCATGGTGTAGTTAAAGCTGCACAGTCTTTAGGACTTTCTTCTGTTCCTGTGTTGAAATTAGATCTTGAATCAGATAGTATTGAAGCTGTTAAGTTACTAACAGCCGATAACGAAGTTTCGCATTTAGGCGAAGTAGATGATCGTGCTTTATCTAATATTCTTAAAGAGATCATGGAAAAAAGTGATCTTTTAGGTACCGGCTATGATGAAATGATGTTGCAGAACTTGTTATATGTAACAAGACCTGCTTCAGAAATAAAAACAACAGACCATGCTGCTGAATGGTTAGGTATGCCTGATTTTGAAATATCTGACCCTGTGAAAAAATTGCACGTTAACTTTGAAACGTATGATGACAAAAAAGCCTTTTGCGAACAAAATGGCTTTGATTATGTAGAGAAAACAGACGAGTCTATTTGGTTTCCACAAAAAGAAAGACGAGATATAACATCAGTAGGATTTGAGGTAGAAGATGAAGAAGCCTAATTATCCTGTATATGTCATATCAAAAGGTAGATATGATGCTTGTTTAACTGCTAATTTTCTACTGAAAGATCAAGTCGACTTTTGTATCGTTGTAGAACCACAAGAATTTGATAAATATGCCAAGCATTATGACCCGTCAATAATTATAAAAACACCTTTTCAAAATCTTGGTTTGGGATCAATACCAGTTAGAAATTTTGTTTGGGAACACAGCAAGAAACATGGAGCCAAAAGACATTGGATTATGGATGATAATATACGCAGTATTCATAGAAAGTATAAAAATACACGTATTCGTTGTAATGCAAATGTAGGTCTTAGATGTTGCGAGGACTTTACTGACAGATACACAAACATAGCAATATCAGGATTAAATTACGTTTCGTTTGCTATAAAACGAAACCAACCACCATTTCAGTTAAATGCTCATGTATACTCCACCCTGTTAATTGATAATTCATTGGATATAAGATGGCGTGGTAGATATAACGAAGATACTGATTTATGTTTGCAAGCATTATCATTAGGATATTGCACTGTTAACTTTAATGCATTTTTAATAGAAAAAATGCACACAATGACAATGAAAGGGGGTAATACAGACCAACTTTATAAAGGTGATGGTCGATTGACAATGGCAAGAAGTTTAGAAAAAATGTGGCCTAAAGTAGTCCAAACAAAAAGAAGATTTCAAAGACCACAACACGTTGTTCACAATAATTGGCAGAAATTTGATACACAATTAATAAGAAGAAAAGATATAGATTGGGAAAATATACAAAAAACAGATAATTATGGATTACGATTAGTTCAATTAAAACAACCAAAAAGTGGTTCACAAGAACTAAAAAAACTTTTTGATGAATAAATGGCAAAAAGATCTACAAAAAAAGAAGTAGAGTGGAGAGTCAGAAAAGTTGCTGCTCTGAAAGCTCGTAATACTATGCGATCAGAAATTGTCGCATATGGTGTTAGAGAATGGGGGGTGAAACCGAGAGCAGTTGATAAGTACATAAGTGCTGCAAACGAAGTGATGGCAACAGATTGGGATGTTGACAGGAGACAATTTACAGCTGATGTTCTTTCTCAACTTAGTACATTGGCTCAAGATGCCAGAAGAAACAATCAACCACATATTGCTCTTGGTTGTATAAATACAATGGCAAAAGTTGCTCAGTTGTTATGAGTATTATTGATCGAGAAGGCAGAATATTAGAATCTTCTACTGGTGCTGATTTATGTTGCGACGATATTATTGAAAGAATAAAAGCTGATCTCCACCCCGGCCAACTTGCTTTTGTTGATGATCAAGATACTCAGATTATTGGACTTTCTGCAGGATATGGTGCAGGCAAGACTAGAAGTCTTTGTGCAAAAGCAGTTCAGTTAGCAATAAATAATCAAGGCTTTACAGGTGCAGTTATGGAACCTACTGCACCATTAATAAGAGATATTTGGCAAAACGATTTTGAAACATTTTTAGAAGACTATGGAATCCCATATACACAAAGACAATCTCCATTACCCGAATATTTATTGCATTTACCAGATGGAGATGCTCGCATATTGTGTAGAAGTTTTGAAAACTGGTCTAGAATTATTGGACTTAACCTTGCTTGGGTGCTTGCAGATGAAATAGATACTGTTGCTCCTTCTATAGCAGACAGGGCATTTCCAAGAATACTTGCAAGATTACGTTCTGGAAATCAGAGACAGTTTGGTGTTGCATCTACACCTGAAGGTTTCAGGTGGATGTGGAATACTTTTGGAAGTAATGAAGCACAAAAGAAAACAGATCGAAAGTTAATAAAAATGCGGACATATGATAATCCACATTTACCACAAGACTTTATTACAAGATTAGAAGAAAATTATGAAAAAGGATTACTACAGGCATATTTGAACGGAGAGTTTTGTAATATAACAACAGGACAAGTTTATGACCGCTTCAACCGAACTGTCCATGTCACTGATACGTTGCCTGATATATCTAACGAACCACTTAGAATCGGACTTGATTTTAATATTGGAAATATGAACGCAGTTATTGGTATTGCTATTGGTGACAAATTACTCGTGGTTGACGAAATAAAAGAATCACATGACACCGACTCAATTGCTCAAGAAATTAAAAGACGCTATCCAGAACAAAAAATCTATGTCTATCCTGATGCGTCAGGAGGAAACAGAAGCACAAACGCTTCGAAAACCGACATCCAAATTTTAGAAAGTTATGGATTTATGAACCAATCTCCAAAAGCAAACCCTCCTGTAAGAGATAGAGTTAATTCAGTTCAAAGACTTCTTGAGAATGGAAAGGGTCAAGTTAGACTACAAATTCATTCAAGTGCAACTAAATTAATTGAGTGTCTTGAACTTCAAAGTTATACTGAAAAAGGAGAACCTGATAAAGATGCCGGTTACGATCACATGAATGATGCGTTAGGTTACATAACTTGGCGGTTGTTTAATCCATTACATATGGGTGCAGGTCGAAAAACAGGAATTAGGCTTTATTAAGATTTTTTATTACACTAAGAAAAACATTGGAGCAAAATGTACTCAGGTTATAACTATTACAACAGAGAGACAAACTCAGAAGCAAGAGAGATAAATGACCCTAACTCTATTTGGTTTCAACAGGAACCACATTGGCAACTTATTGAAGATTTGTTGGGTGGTACATATCAGATGAGAAAAAGACATAGACGTTATTTACCTCAAGAACCAAGGGAATTAGATGAATCATATGACAACAGACTTGCAAGGTCTGTTTGTCCTCCTTTTTATTTAAGATTAGAAAGAATGTTAGCAGGTATGTTAACTAGAAAGCCTGTCAGATTAAATGAAACAGCAGATGCTATTCGTGAACATTTATTTGATATTGACCTGCAGGGTAATGATCTTAATGTTTGGACTTATGAGACTACAAGGAAGATGGTTCGATATGGTCATGTTGGGGTTTTAGTAGATGCTCCGACAAGTGGTCAAAATGGTAGACCATATTGGGTTACTTATACACCCAGAGATATTTTAGGCTTTAGAACTGAAATGATAGATGGTGAAGTAAAACTTACACAGTTACGTTTACAGGAAAAAGTATCAGTTCCTGATGGTCTTTATGGTGAAAAGATAATTGACCAAATAAGGTTATTGACTAGAGGTGGTTTTGAAATACATCAAAAAGATAAAAAAAATAAATTTGTAAAAGTAGATGAAGGTGCTACAACTTTAACTGAAATACCTTTTTCTGTTGCATACGCAAACAGATTAAATTTATTAGAATCTAGACCACCAATGTCTGATATTGCAGAGTTAAATTTAAAAGCATATCAAATACAATCTGATTTAGATAATCAGTTACATATATCTGCTGTTCCAATGTTGGCATTTTATGGCTTTCCACAAAACTCAGAAGAAGTAACCGCAGGACCCGGAGAAGCAATAGCCTTCCCTGCTGAAGGAAGAGCAGAATATATCGAACCTGCAGGAAGAAGTTATGATGCACAATTTAAGAGATTAGAGGTTCTTTCAGGACAAATTAATGAATTAGGACTTGCTGCTGTATTAGGTCAAAAATTATCTGCAGAAACAGCAGAAGCAAAACGAATAGATAGATCACAAGGCGATTCGACAATGATGGTTGTTGCACAACAAATGCAAGACATGATTGATAATTGTTTACAATTTCATGGTGAATATATAAATGCAGAAGCAGGTAGTTGTTTTGTTAACAGAGATTTCTTATCACAAAGATTAGAACCACAAGAGATACAGGCATTACTGCAGCTTTATACATCTGGTTCTATTACACAAGAAACATTACTAAAACAATTACATGAAGGAGAAGTATTGGGAGATGAATTTGATGTAGAAGAGGAAATTGAGTCAACACAAAATGGTGGACTCATTGAAATGGCACAACCAAAAGAAGTTGACAATAAAGCAGAAGATCAAGATGCAGCGTAATCAATGTCAGTCCCAGAAAGTTTTTACAGACAATCTATTGATCTAAATAGATATAGCAATCGTGTCGCTAGGGAAATAGTTACTAACTACAATAATGTAATTTTAGATTTAACAAATAAATTAGCAACGATTGATGAAGTAACTGCACCTGCAACTGTTGCTCGTATAAGATCAATGTTGGTTCAATTTAAGGAAAGTTTAGAAGGTTGGTCTGTAGAGGGAACTGCATATATGGCAGATCAATTACAAAGTCTTGCTGTATTTCAAACAGATTTTGTTGCAAGTGAGTTACAAAAAGTTCTTCCTGTTGGTGCAGCTAATGTAAATACTGTTGAAGTTTCTGGTGATTTTGCCAGAAGTCTTGTTTATACAGACCCGACTAGAATTAATGTTTTTACATTACCAAGTTTAGAATCACAAGTTCGTAGAACATTTAGCTTAACAGCAGCAAAAGGTGCAGCAATAACATTACCAAGTGGAGAGGTAGTCGAAAAAGCATTTCGTGGTATTGCAACTGCACAAGCTGAATTTATATCAAGAGAAATAAGAGTGGGTATTACAGAGGGAGAATCAATTGCAAATATAGCGAAAAGACTTAGAGGTAAATTGCAATTTGGAGCAAATCAGGAAATGACTGCAAGAGCACAAGCACTTGCAGGTGGTACAGGAATAAAGTTAGCAAATAACCAAGTAAGAACTATTGTAAGAACCTCAGTTAATCAAGTTCAAACCATGGCAAATCAAGCTGTATATTCTGCAAATAATGATGTAACAAAAAAATATGAATATGTTGCTACACTCGATTCAAGAACAACTGCATTATGCGGTAGTTTAGATGGCAAAAAATTTAAATATGGAGAAGGTCCAGAGCCACCACAACATTTTAATTGCAGATCAACTACTGTTCCTGTTATTGATGATGAAGATTTAAGACGTAGATTTCCAGATACAAGACCAAGTGAAGTTGGGAGAGTACCACAAGATTTAAGTTATCCTGATTGGTTAAAGCGAAACCCCAATATGCAGTCTGAAGCATTGGGCAATAAGAAAGCATTTTTTAATTATTTAATAAATAAAAAAAATAAAAGCCCAAGAGAAGCCCTTCGTAAAATTTTAAGAGATGATGGTACGGAAATGTCTTTAACAGATTTAATAAAAAAATATCCAAAAGCAATTTAAAAGTTATACTATTGTTAGTTGCTTAAATTATTATGCCAATGGGAAAAGGAACCTATGGTTCAAAAGTAGGTAGACCACCTAAAAAAAAGAAAAAAGTAAAAAAAGGTGGTAAAAAATAATGGGTAAATCATTGGGTCAAAGATTGGCCGAAGCTAAACAAGGTTCAAAACCTGTAAAACAAAAGAAAAATGCCAAAGCTGAGAAGAACACGAAAGGATAAGAAAACTGGACTTCCAGAAAATTATCTTAAAGGTTCAAAAAATAGAGCAAAAAAAGCTGCTGAAATAAAACGTACAGCAGAGGCATACAGAAAAGGCGAGTATATTGACATTAAAGCTGTTCAAAAATCAAGGGTAAACCAAGATGTCACAAAAAAGTCGAAGAAGTCCACTAAACGAAAAAACAAAAAAAGCACTAAGAAAAAAGGCTGAAGGGACTAGATTTACTTATGGTGAACTAGCTCAAGTCTATAGAAAAGGTCAAGGTGCATATTTATCGAGTGGAAGTCGAAATGTAACAATGGCAGCTTGGTCAATGGCTCGTGTTAATAGTTATATGAGAGGTGGTCCTGCACGCAGAGTTGATAAAGATATTTATAATAAAACTAGAAAAAGACAGAAATGACAGTTAAACGTGGGAAAGAATCCTTTTCTGGTTTTAATAAACCAAAAAGGACTCCAAATCACCCAACAAAATCTCATGCAGTATTAGCAAAAGAAGGAGATAAAGTAAAATTAATAAGGTTTGGGCAACAAGGTGTTTCTGGTGCAGGTAAAAATCCACAGACAGAAAAAGGTAAAGCTAGACGTAAATCTTTTCTTGCTCGTCATGCAAAAAATATTGCAAGAGGAAAAATGTCTGCAGCTTTTTGGGCAGCAAAGGTCAAATGGTGATATAAATAATATAATACATTTAGTTTACGACTAATTTATGTCTGAAGAGAACAAAGAAGTGGTTACGCCACCAGAAAACAATGCAGAACTTGAACAACTCAGGGAATCTGTAAAAAAACTTGAAGCAAAAAATTATGAACTTATCGGTAAGTTAAAAAATCAAAAACCTGCAACAGACAAAACAGTTCCAGAAGATTATGAGGCATTGCTCGCTTTTAAACAAAAGCGTGAGCAAGAAGATTTAGAAAGAGAGGGAAAGTATGAAGAATCAAAAAACTTATTAGAGCAACAATATCGTGATAAGTCTGCAGAGGACAAAGAACGAATACAAAAACTTGAAGCAAGAAACAGAGAGCTTGAACTCATTGCTCCTGCAATGCAAGCATTATCTGAGGTAACACATGACCCTGAATTGGTTTTAAATAATTTAGTGCCAAAAGATCAAATACAAATTAAAGAAGGTGTACCTGTTGTTATTGATGGTTACGAACAATTGCCTGTACAAGAATATGTAAAAAATAAACTTGAAAAAGAAAAGCCATATTTATTAAAAAATAAATTGCCTACTGGTGGAGGAGCACCAATTTCGAGACCTAGCAATGAAACATTTTCAGAAGATATGTTGAAACCATTTCTGAAAAATAGTGAAGATATTACTGAACAGGGTCGTATTTTTAAAACATATGGTAAGGAAACTTGGCAAAAGTTGAGAGATATTGCAAAAACACGTTAATATATAAATATTAGGCAAGGCTACGCTAAGTCAAATAGGGTTACGCCCACATCCGTTAATTTTTTATTCTTGAACACATGGCAGTTCTCAGGAGTGATATTATCGTTCCAGAGGTATTTACGCCTTATGTCATTGAACAGACCACTCAGCGAGATGCTTTTCTTGCAAGCGGTGTGGTTGCACCTATGGCTGAGCTAAATGCTACTGAGGGTGGTGATTTCGTAAATGTTCCTTTTTTCTCTGCAAACTTAAGTGGAGATTTTGAGGTTTTATCAGATTCATCTTCATTGACACCCGGCAAAATTACTACTGACAAACAAGTTGGAGTTATTTTACACAGAGGTCGTGCTTTTGAATCTAGAGATTTAGCTGCATTAGCAGCAGGTTCAGACCCAATGGCAGCAATCGGTCAGAAGATCGCTGCTTATATTGCAAACCAAAGACAAAAAGATTTACTTGCTTGTCTTGATGGAGTGTTTGGCTCTATAAATGCAAACTCAAGTAGTTCAGCTTTCTTTGACCTTTGTATTGATTCTGAATCAGGTGATACACCAACAGGTTTATCTCCAAAGCACGTTGCTAAAGCCAGATCAATTCTTGGCGATCAAGGCGACAAGCTAACAGCAGTTTGTATGCACAGCAAAGTTTACTATGATCTTGTTGAAAGAAAAATGGTTGACTATGTTCTTGCAACAGATGGAAATGGTGGTTCTGCTACTGCTTCTGGTGGAACAATTGCACCTGCATATGCAGGAGGCAATGATACAGTTCCAACATACTGTGGTTTAAGAGTTATTGTTTCTGATGATGTTTCAACTACTGGTAGTGGTTCATCAACTGAATACAGTACATACTTCTTTACTGCAGGAGCTGTAGCAAGTGGAGAGCAAGCAGGTTTAACAACTGAAACAGACAGAGATATTCTGGCTAAATCAGATGCAATGGCAATTGACTTGCATTACACATATCACCCTGTAGGTTCTAAGTGGGCAGTTACTACAACAAACCCAAACAGAACTCAACTTGCAACTGTAGGCAACTGGTCGAAAGTCTACGAGACAAAGAACATTGGTATCGTAAGAGCCACTAATGTTTCTACTCAAGACTAGAGGTAATTAATTATGCCATCACAATTTGAAGTTACTGCAGGCAAACTTACTGGACCAACAACTGGTGGAACAGTAACGCAAGCAACAAACAAGTCTACAGGTGTAACTCTCAATACTGAGAGTGGACAAATTACAATGAACAATGCACAGCTTGATGCAGGTGTTGAAGTTACATTCACAGTTACCAACGATAAAATCGCTGCTACTGATTGTGTTGTAGTTAACCATGGTTCTGCAGGTACAGCAGGTTCATATCTTGTAGGGGTCAGCGAAATTGCTGCAGGCTCTTTTAAGGTAACTGTTACCAATGCTTCTGCAGGTAATTTAAGTGAAGCCATTGTTATTAACTTTGTTGCATTAAAAGGTGCATCTAGTTAATGGGAATATTCGCTTTTAGACGAATGAGAGAACAGGAGGCTACTAAACAAGTAGCCCCTGCACCTCTTAAAAAAACAAAACGTAAGCCTAAATTAAAACAAAATGGCAATAACGATAGACGCAACAGTGGGGGGAGCATCAGCGAACAGTTACATAACACTGTCTGATGCAAACGCAATTGTTGAAGGATTAGTTCTTGATGATGATGTTTCAGTATGGGATAGTTCAAATACTGACAACAAAAATAGAGCTTTATATACTGCAGCGGTCAGAATTGACCGAGAAAGATTTTTAGGTGCAAGAGTAACAGATACACAAGCATTACAATGGCCTCGTACTGGTGTAAGGAAGCCAGATACATATATCAATACCTATGCAACAGGCTTTCCATTTCGTATAACAACTGATTATTTTACTGATACAGAAATTCCAGAACAAGTTAAAAAAGCACAAGTTATTCTTGCAGTTTATTTAAATAATAATAGGAATGGGTTAGGATTAAGTGGCTTAGAGGATTACAAAAACGTAAAAATTGGTAACCTAGAAGCAACACCAAATTTTTATGGTGCTGTTGGTGCTGATAGAGTACCACCACTATTTGAACGGTATTTTACTGGTTTACGACATAGTGGACCCGGCAACGTCGCAATTAAAAGGAGTTAACATGACTTATTATCCTGCAGCCAAAATTATTAATGATACTGCTGCACATACAGGAAGATTTGGCTGTATCAAAGCATTGCAAGATTCAGTTATAAATACACTTGCAGCTGAAAACATTACTGGAGATTTAACTGGCTTACAGTTTAAATCAAATACAGCTATAGAAGGTGTAATCACAAGTGTCAAATTAGATAGTGGAACTGTAATTGCTTATTTATTATGAGCCTTGCAAATGCACTAAAAAAAGCTGCATCAAAAACACTTAGCAAGTTAGGTGGAAATGTAACTATTCGAAAAGTTACTACTGGTTCATATAATGCAACAACAGGCGCAATATCTGAAACTACTGCTGATACTACAGTTAAAGGAATACTTGAAAATGTAACACGATCACAAGTAAATGATTTAATTGAACAGCAAGATAAAATATTAACAATAGCTGCTAGTGATTTGGATTTTGTACCAACAACAAAAGATAGAGTTGTTATAAGTAGTGTCGAATTTAAAATTATTGCAGTTAATACTAATGAACAAAATAATACCCCTATAAGTTTTGAAATTGTTTTGAGGTAATTATGACAAGACAAATTCGATTAGATCAAATAGATGATGTAATGGAAGAAGCAATAGTAAAGTTAGTCCGTTCAACTACTTTACAATGGACTTTATTGGTTAAAAATGCCACACCAGTTGATACAGGTAGATTACGAAATGCGTGGCAAACAGAAATAAAACCATTACAAGGCACAGTTACAAACAATGTTGAATATGCTGAGCCTGTTTGTTTTGGTGTTAATAAACCACCATCTTGGGGTGGTCAATACAGAACAAAACAAAATACAATTGCAGGGTTTCCAGAATTAATTGGAAAACAACTTGAACAATATGCCAGAGTAGAATATCAAAGAATAGTACGAGGTATTTAAAATGGCAGCATTGGACTTAAATACTGTCAGATCAACTATTGAAAACAGGTTGGCAACAGAACTTGCATCAAGCCCAGTCATACC